AATTCGAATAGCACGCGCAGCGGATGGCTGCTTGCGCTTTGGTTTCAAAGAAGAGTAAGAAGAAAAAGTTGTATCAAAATTGGCAATCTGATTTAGGTGTTTTCACCATGACCCCAGAAAAAGATCATGGCTATCCGTATTGAGCCTTGGGCGCTGCATAACGCACTCGAGAACGGCCTCATTGCTATTTTAAGGATTTAACCAAGGTAAAGCACTCTCTCATCGAACCTGATTAGATGTCAAAGATCGTGCGCGTTCGGTAACCCTACTTCAGCCGCAAGGACATCCCCGTGCGTGCCCCGCTCCGGAGTCGCCGCCTACTCAGTAAGTTGAGCCAACTATTGCGATGGAATCGAACCACCCCTCCTCTTCCTACTACCCTTGTGCTCACGTTTGCCACTAGCAGCAGCAACGGGGGCACCAACCATCAAATCCACATCTTCCTGGGCTCGTAAAAGGGCATCAGCAGCTTTCTCCTCCACTTCAGTACACTTGTCGGCAGTATGCGCGAACAAGCCACAGATCTTACACTGCAACTTCTTCGGACAATTCGCAGCCAAGTGACCACTCTCGCGACAGTTGTAACAAATACGAGAAATATTACGCTCAACGCGATCAATCTCCCGCAAGTTGTGTGCTACAGCCGCGGACGAAATGGATGGCAACTCAGGCTTCGGAGCAACAGTGCCCAAGGGCACACCAAAAATCTGAATAGCAGACTTCGGTGCGAAAACCTCAGACACAGACATTTCCGGAAGTAAGCTACCGACGGTGAAGTCATTGTTACGCAACCAATCACGCAAACGATAAACATCATCAACCGGCACCTTAAGATCCTGTGCTGTCCACGAGAAAATACTAGCTTCATCAGTGTAATCTTCAAGGCGAAAAGGATCCCCCCGATCGTATTTTTCAAGCCACCAGCGATCGGCGTCAAGAAAACAACGACGATGCTTAGGATAGGCACGAAACACACTATCAATGAAATCACACAATAATGGTGTACGGCGGTCAGTGACGGCCAATCCATTAGCCGCGTTAACCAACCCCTGTTCAACACTATTCTCACTACCCAAAGAAACAAGATGAATAGTCTTAATAAAAGCAGCGATGTCTTGGAATGAATCCGGGCTGTTCCTACCACTAGGGTAGATGCGGCCAAGAAAGCGACAAGGTGTGGAGGAATCAAAAACACGAACCTCAACCTTCATACCAAAAACAGCAGCAGCTGCCTCTAAAGACTGCCCAACATAAGGAGTGAGCCCATCATCACCCCCATATAAAGCATCACAAATCAACTCCCACGCTTCATCAGCCGACTTTCCAGCAAGGCGAAATGCGACATACTGGACGAAGCCTTGGTTAATGGTATTAAAATTAGTGGTCTCGTTAGAGCCACTATACATGCCATGACCAAGATCAAACTTCATCCCACATCGTGTTACACCCTTCTGGTACAAAACATCAGCCTCCAACTTAGACCATTCATCAAAATACTGCGGGAAAAATCGCCGCATCAAAGAACGATCAAAAGAAACGAAAAACTCGCTGCGAGAAGCATCAAACTTTGTAAAATCGGATTCAGCAACCTTATCATACTTCTGACATACACGATGGTATTTGGCGGACGTCCCAC